TTTTTATATATAACATACGCGAATGAAAACACGTTTGGATAAACTAATTTTATGAAATAATACCGATGGATACAGTATTATTTCATAATATATTTCATAATATATTTCATAATATATTTCATAATATTTAACTCTTGTTATGCTATGCTACATACGTCAGGTACTGCCAAATTAATCATTTGTCCACCAGTTGGCAGTTAAGTATGGTGGATTTTCGTTGCTTTCTGCAACGGGCATCAAGTTGGGTCCCGCTTTATTGACAGCATCTATTTCACTATAATTGAGGGCATAGTCATAATAGCGCAAGCGCGACAAATATCCTGAGAATCCACCAAATGCATTGATATAAACATCGCCATAGTTTTGTTTAGGAATACTATTTAATTTAAGGGATTTTTTAACATTTCCATTGATGTAAATATCCATAGTTTGACCACGCATAACCATTATAAGACTAAACCATTTATTAATTGGAATATTTTCAATATCAATGTATTCGGCTATTTCATCGTAGCTATTCATATATACGCGTAAAGCATTCTTGGTAGGATGGAGCCATACACCGGGAGCACGAAGAGGCCAACTACTGTCATTTCCTTTATGAAATACGTGTTTCCATTGACCTAATTTATAATTATAATTATCAATAAATAACCATGTGCTATAACTAAATTCGATACCCCCTTTTTCGTTAGAACTACGTGGTAATGTAACACTACCTTCTTTATTAGGATTTTGAGATATAATGACTCGGCGACGAGCATCTTTTGTTTTTTCAAATATATATGGTGAGCCTTTGCGAAAACTATTAATACTACGGTACATTTTTGAACCATAGAAATACACCAAATAAATCGCTATAGCACCAATAAAACATAACCCAATAATAAATATGGGGTCTCCTGATTGAACTTTTTCCGTTATTGTTCCAGGTGCGTTTATAATTAATTCTTTAACAGTATCAAAAATATTCGAATCACCGGATGGAGCAATTGGTGTAGATTGGGTGGGTAAAGGTGGTTGTGCCATATTTAGTATTTATTATATATATTATATGATAAAGAAACAAATTTATTGAGCAACTGTTTCATAACACGGATTATTTAAAATAATTCGATATATTAGATAAAATGATAAATATACAGTTGGAAATAAAGCAGCATATAATACAAATATATATTTCATAAAACCATCACATAAATAATTACAATCCCATGCAACTAATACTGCAATAATCATTATAGCAACATCAAATATACGCATTGATACTTTTGCTGCTAATTTAGAACCGTGTTTTGCGTCATCTTTTGGAATTGTTGTAGATGGACGAATTAATTCAAATATCAATTTCTCTAAAAACATTATATTAATCTTAGAGAAATTTATTTACTACTATTAATAGACTTCGTTCATTAAATTTATCCATACTGTTATTATTTTGATATAATCATACGTAATACGCGATATGATAAATAGAAAATCCAGAAGATAGCACATCCAATAACCTTAACCCATAGAATGATTTTATTATCCCCTTCAAATTCATAATATGCTAAATATCCGGCGAATCCTGCTAAAAAAAATAAAAAAAGAACCATATGTCCAGCAATCCATTTTAATGCCCATTTAAATATATTCATTTTCATTTGACTCTTTTTATTTTTTGTTTCCATAACACTACTTGATGAACCATTTGGTCCAAATATTCGTATAGGAAATCCATATTCATCATAATATACTCTTTCACCAACTGAATCACTAACACAATTACCACTTTCGTTTAACTGTTGTCCTTCTGGACATGACATTTATTATAATGGTGTTATTATATTATATTTTAACAATATATATCATGAAATATGTTTTAATAACAATTATAACAGTAATAGCATACATTGTATTATATAATTGGGCAAATGATATTCAAATCCACGTATTTGATAGTCAAAAAGAGGGACCTCGTATATTTATGATTGGTGGAACACACGGAAATGAACCAGCAGGAACATTAGGATTAGATCAATTAATGGTTCAATTTCGTGCTGGAAAAATTAAATTAGAATCAGGTTTCATAGCAATTGTATCACATCCTAATAAATTGGGGTTGTCGTGTAATAGCAGATGGTTATTACATCGATTATGGTATCGTGATTTGAATCGGAACTATCAAACAACTGATTTCGAACAAGCAGATGAGCCAATTAGTCGTCGAATAACAAACTGGATTAGAGACTATAATATCAACTTTATTTTGGATTTTCATGAAGGATGGGGATACAGTATTGTACAGCGTGATAGTATGGGCAGTGGTATTTTCCCAGGATTGATGCATAATTCAAAACAAATTGCGGAAGATATTGTTGTATCATTAAATCATTCCATATCAAATCCGTCAAAAAAATTCACATTACAATTGAATAAACATCCAACGATTCGGTCGTTAAAAAATCACGCAAACTATAAAAAAATAGACTATATACTCGTTGAAACTAGTGGACAAAATGATATTCAACCTAAATCGGTGCGTATTGAACAAGTGTTGCACATCATTCACCATATTTTACAGCGATTCCAAATGGTGTCGTATATAAAATGACATATTACACAAGTTTAATAACAATACATTGTCGTATTCCATTACGTAAACTACGCACACGGTGAAGTTCACGTGCATCAAAAAACACAACATCGCCACATTTTGGATGAATAGTTGTTCCATTTAAAAATTCAAATTCACCACCGTGAAAATGAATACCATATGATGTAAAATAAACAATGATGGTATATTTGGGCACAACACCATTATTCCATAAACTATATACATATTTATCATCTCTACCGATGATTTGTAAATCGTGTAATTGTGGTTCCATTTCTAATGGATGTCGATATGGAATATGGTTGTCCATATGCCATTCAATTTTGTATTGATTATTTATCGCGTGTCGTATAACAACTGAACACTTTAATTTTGAAATATGGTTTTCTAAATTGGATGCGTCAATACTTTGCAAAATTTCAGTTAGATTTATTTGACAGAAACGTTCTATTTCTTCTTTCGTATAATGATTCGAACCATTTAGGGTATTTAAATCCTGAAACCATTGATGAAAATAAACATTACATATTCGGCGTTTTTGTGTAAGTTCGTATTTATCTATGATATCTTGACCATATTTTAGAAATATCGTATTCATATATTATTCATACTATTATATCAATACTATATTTAAAATAAAAACATACAACAACATACGACAACCCAATTCGTGCTATAAGCATCTATTTTATTTCGGCATTTGTGCTGGGTCCCATTTCGCAATAATTAATTTTGGTATGCGAGGGGTTATAGCGCAAGATTGGCTTCGCATTAATAAACTTCCATCACATTTTTCCTCACTGTCGTTGTCGCTGTCGTTGTCACTGGAAGTATCGGATTCCAACACAGATGGATCAACAATATCCAGTGTCATTGTCGGGTTAATCATTGCGAGTCCATGCGACACGATACTCGCAATGCGCGCATCAGGCATATCCCACGTCGCCTCTATTTTCGTAGTGTCTATCATATCAATAGCGCATTGTACTAATACAGACAATGATTGTGAATCCAACAAACTACAATATATTTCTAGAATGCGCTGAATATTTTCGGGCAACTTTCTAATAGACGACATATGATATTTGATACGCTTGAACTTATGTATAAACAATACTTGTACATAATGTATTATCAATTTTTTGTGTTCAGTTGAAGAATATTCATATTTTCTATTATATCGAATATTTCCGGGGAAGATGATAATTCTAAATAATCACGAATAATATAGTTCCGTGTTGTAAAAAAGCCTCGCGTTGTAGCTATATTATAAGCTATTTCGTTATAGATTGTAAATTGTTGATTTGAGTAAATATTCGATAATAAATTCCATTTTGATTCATCAAACACAATATTTCCAACACCATATCCATTTTTCATTTTTGTTGGCATACATTTTTGTATTTTAGCAACGATACGATTTCCTTTAGGAAACAATTCATCACCTATTTTCAATTGTGAAATAGGTTTCCAATTCATACTACTTAATAAAATTTCAATATCGGCGCGTAATACATTTTCATTTGGTTCGTGATGGTCTTGTTGGTATTGTTGGTATTGTTGGTCTTGTTTTATGTCGATGTCGATTCCCAATTGGCGACCTATCATTTTCTTTTGAAGTGGTAATGTTTCAGTGGTCTCGTCATAATCGGCGAATTCTATATCATTGCTAAACATTCTATGAGTAGTAGTCCATATACTATAGATGTGTTGAATGGATGATGGCGTTTTTATTTTAATAGCTATAGGTGATTGCTCTACTGGACGCCATATACCATCAACATCTTTGACGAAATGCCCACCTGCAACGATGATATTCTTATAGTTATACATATATTCTGGAGAATCAGAGCATAGTAGTCCATATACTCGAGATGATTCATATAATTCATCCCCAATAACTAATTGTGAAATATATTTATGTTGTCCAGAAAGCATCTTAATAGGTGTTGAAGCAGCAAAACAAAAAAAATCAATAGCAGGTGCCCAAAAACGCGTCATTTCACCAATAGGACCATTCCAGGTAGATGTTAGTGTCATTTGTGTTGCTTCTAATGTATAGACCATTAATCGAAAATTGGCAAATACGCGTTTTAAAATATCGTTCATTTTCAAAAATGTGAACATAACTACATTCATTAGATTTTCCGTTTTTTTAAATACGCTTTGTGCTGCAGATTTCACAAATTCACGAATAGGGGCAGTTAAATTACGAATAAAATTCAATTGTGTTACCAGATTTCCAAGTAGTCCGGATATCATTGACATCATTCCATTAAATGGTGCCATAAGCATATCAAAAAACATTTTAAAGGATACAGATAAACACCCTTCTAAATTCTCAGACGCATTATGTCCAAAATAGGAAGCAAATGGCATAACGAGTGGATTGCATCGATAATTTTCCCAATCGTCGATGATTTTTTGACGATTTTCTACCAATAACATGTATCCCAAACAAGATAAAAAAATAATAAAATAAAGTAGAATTTGACTTAAATATTTAATTATATTAGTCCACATATCTAAACTCTTATGAGAAAAAATATATAGGTTTTTCTCATACGTATTTAATTATTATGTATTCAATTTTTATACGCGGAATTACGCGATATATTTTCTTCCACCTGCATGAAATGTTCTTATTTTGTTTCTAAATCGATAATTTGTTTATTTTGTTGTTGAATCTCTTCTAAATATTTTTGATTTTGTAATTTTATATTATAGCATTTTATCATCATTAGATATATACAATTTCGTTTTGTCATTCTAATTTAGAATCACACTTTAGTTATTCAGTTGTGTCAGTTTTAGATTTAGAATTAACCCTTATAGCGTCAGACATATTTCTTGTTTTTTGTATAAAAATCAAATATTTCCTTATGTAATCAAGAGATAAATAATGAAATATCCGTATCATGTTTGATTTTAATGAATTCTAGGACACCTCCAGGAGGTGTTAAAACGCGGTAAGGGTTAAACAACTCATTAATTCTTAGATAATTATAAAGAAAATAAATAATATCATATCTGTATATTACTTGCGATTATATTTTGATTTTCGACGTATATTTTTATGCTGTTTATATGATTTATGGCGTTTGTAACCGCCAGCAGTATTAATTACTTTTTTTTGAGAATGATCATAACATTGCTCCAATTCCTTTTCATTTAAGAATTGAAAATCTTTTTTAAGTTTATACATAGTGACAGGTCTACTCCCAAGTAGAATCTCTTGTTTATTACCATCATCAGTGAAATAATATGTGACTTTTGTCCAAGACTCCGGAAGAGTCCCATCATTATGTTCATGCGATTCGGTTAGTGAATCTATACGTAATTTTCCTATAATAAATTTAGGAGGAGTTGTGCTTGTATCTTTTCTATAATATGTTTCATTATTTTTTAAATCGATTATCTTATCATAATTTTGTGGGTCATTAATATCTGCCGATATAATCCATAATTTTGAATCAATTTTTGCTTTTAAAATAGTTAGCTGTTCTAAAAAATGATCAGTGGTTTCTTGTTGAATATTAATATAGGTGTTTGCTTTTGTTATCAATGTGTCAATTTGTTTAAAAATTGCGTGTTTATTTTCTTCATCGGATTTTAATTTATCATCATATGTATTTATACCCTTTATACCTAAATTTTTTATGGAAATATCAAGTTCAGATTTTATTAGGGTTTTAAGTTGGTTGATTTCTTCTTCTAATATACTATTTGTATGAGTTAATTCGGTTTTCTGATTTTCAAGTATATGTTTCTGATTTTCAAGTATATATTTATTCTTTACTAATGCGTCTAATTGTTGTTTTAAATCCGTATTCATACTATTTAATTGTTGCTCACGAATCTTACGGTCATTGTTGATTATTTCACATTTTCGAATCTCTTCTGCACATGTTTTTACTTGGATGTCATACGATTCTTTAGTTAAAGCAGCGTTAGCTTTACATTCATCAAGTTTATCTGTTAAAGAAAACATTATATAATATTATAATATTATAAATAATATGGATGAATCTAATTAAATATTAACAGTTACCGTGTTATGTGCTTAAGTAAACTATATGAGTATTACTAAGTGTGCTAAAGCACAAAAACAATGTAATGGTTAAATAATCATTTACTACAATAATGAATCACATAACTCACTATAAGGGTTAATTTTATTTAACACTAACATCGTCATGCTTAAGCACATATTTCTTGTTTTTTGTATAAAAATCAAATATTTTATTATTTACAAGCGATAAATAATAAAATATCCCTAAATGTGTGATTTTAAGGAATCCTGTGACACCTGTTGGTCTAAAGACCATGTCAAAACGCTGTAAGGGTTAACACTAACATCATCAGGCATATTTTGTCTTTATTTGAAAGTCAAATATTTGTGCTTTAGCACGTTTATGCTTTAGAAAAGCTAAAAGTAAGAAAATATTTCTAAATTGTGCGATTTTAAGTGCTTTATCACAAAAACGCTGTAATGGTTAATTCATATATAACGTTGTGCAACCGATTTTTATCGACGCATAGAACGAATACCTTGATATTGAATTGCGCGATTACTTCTACTTCTACTTCTACTTCTACTTCTCGTTAGCGTTGTTTGTTGTACGTTAGACATTTTCATATAATTCTTAACAATATTCAATGCGTGTCTATACATTCGCATTTGTTCCGCATTTTGCTTTATACCATTCGCTAAAGCTTCAGCAAATTCATAAACAAGTTGTAAGCTCCAGAAATAATCGGGTGGGCGTATAGTTATACCTTTTTTAAGATTATCCTGACTAACCGAATGATATTGATTTTTAGCATTTCTAAATTCTGTTAGCTGTTCATCTGTCAATTGAAAATTGATATTTTTATCTAATAATTGAACGTAATTTGATATGCTAGCTTCACTACTTTTATTTCGTGTTATATAGTCTGTATTAATATACCCACGTATTTTTCCATCCCGATTCATAACCCGTATATATTTAAACTTACCATCAATAATAACATCACCTACTATCATAAGTTCCATTCCTTCTCTAACAATTCCAGCATTCGATGAATCCACTTGTTTAGGATTGTTTCGCAATTTGACGGATGCGATTCCATTTTGTTTGAATGGAGCATTTTTATTAACTTTGCAATTTGGAATAAAATTCATAGTATATAATATGTCAATATTTTATATTATGGCTAAATTCCATTATTAATGGTATATACATACGCTTTAATTCTTTATAAACGCACGATGTTTTCGAAAATAAATAATTCATCAAATAATCATTATATATGATATCAAATCCGTGTTTTGTATTGATATCATTTTTAATATAATCATAAAAAAAATCATTTGGATAGTCGGTTTTATCTAATAAATTGATAAATTCCTCATTTGAATGGGGAGGATGTCCCCAAAATAAGGTTTGAATTCCTGATGTACATTTTTCTATTTGAGATATACGATTCATAAATGTATCCATTTGGTCGTTGTATCTATCAATTTCATCATCTGTTGTAGTAAACTGTGTATTTTCCATTATATCTATTTCTTTATGTATGTCGGTTATCATATCATTTCCTATTTTTTTATAAATACGAATCAACATTTTATCAAATGTCTCTACCCAATTTGTTAATATTATAGATCGTTCCATATATAGTATGTATATGCATTTAACTAATATATTTCTTATACCAATTAAAGCCTATATGAGTGTTATGAAACAAAATAGAAATAATCTAAATACATATCTATGGGTCAATCCACATAAACATTTATATAACAATATAATATAATATATTGTTAGTAATGTCATCACGCTTAATTATTAATCCTATTGAACCACCTCAGCCACCTGTTCCACCTACGCCACCTACACCACCTACCCCAGTCATACCTACTCAAAATGTATATTCATCTCTAGGTAATTTTATAACACAATCGTCATTTAATCGTTCGAGTAACAACCCTAGTCCAAACCTATTACATGGAACATATACCACCCGCAACATAAACCCATTAAATAACAATGTTATATCAAATGCTATATTATATTTACCCCGATTTACATCAGGTATAATTAAAAATATTGTATATACTAAATCATTAATAACAAATGGTTCTCTATCATTGGTGGAAAATTATTCGATCCATTTTTGGATATACCCTATGACATTATCAAACATGTCGAATTCTATTAATCTAATAACGAAGGGGAATTCATCTATAAATTCGTATGGTGAATATACGGTTCAAATTGGTGTTGATGGTCGTATTTTTGTAGGTTTTACGTCAAATTCGAGTAATATTATATTACGTTCAAATCGACAATTATTATCGAATCAGGCAACATTTATATCCATTGTTAAATCTATGTCATCGATAATTATTTATTTTAATAACGTCGTTGATAATCAAATGACATTAACAACTATCCCAACACCTACTACAAATCCTGTTGTTATTGGTTCGCAATTATTAAATGGATATATAGATAATATAATTATAACCAAGTCAATTGATAGTAAGTTTAAATCTCAAATATATACATACATTCCTACAACCTATATATTTACATTTGAGAATGGTGGTATAACATACAATGGATATAATACGGTGAATAAAATAAATGCTCTATTACCATCAAACAATCCCAATGCTAAATTTTTTAATTATTTATTAGAAAATCATTCGAATGGATTCATAGAACAACCTGATAATAAATTTATATATTTTTCATTTCCAACGAAAAATACAACATTGATTACCAATGAATTGGGTAATATATATAATAAAATTAATGTATTACGAATTGGTAGTTTTGATTTTGTAAATCTTACTATAGAATTGATTGAAACTAGTGATATACAATTTAATACGTATTCACTTATGGATGGATATTATAGCAATTTCAACGGAGAAACCTATTTTTTTTCATCAGGTATGGTTTATGAATATGATAATACTACTAATTCTATAATTGTCGCGGTATTAACCAGAGAAAGAGTTAATTATATATTATTATCGATAACGGCCGCTTTAGCAGTTAGGTATTCGGCACAGAATACATATGTATTCTATAGTTATTTTAAAGATATGTTCTTGCCGAAACCATCATCAATACAAAATCATTCTGTTTTTATTCAAAAAGTGTCTCATTTTACAATTGGTAATAGTTGTAGTATAACTGATATTGTAGGTAATGTTAATATAGGAACATTTAATTTTACATGTGAAACGAGTCCTAAAATATTAGAAAAACCATATTCAAATGAAAGGTCATTGAATGAAGATACGCACGATATATCCAGAAATATATTCCAAGCTCATTTGTCGAAAAATGATACGCTAACACATATTGATGTTATTGAACCAGAAAATGTATTGAAAATTACACAGAATATTGATGATGCATATGCTAGATTTCCTATAAATTCAAATAATAAAATTTTTATTTATAATACAAATGGTATGGATTTGCTTGCTATAACAAATACATTTAGTTCTAATTTTGTAAATACAATTCCTATTTTAGAAAATTCGTCTACGTTTGATTTTAAACTTGGAACTGAAATGGATTTAATTGATATGCTTTTTAAAACAATCGCTCCATTATCATCATATATTGTATTCAATATGAGTAATAATATTCAACCTGGTATGTACCAGTTGTCAATTATGTCAAATACACCTATTAAAATAATATTAAATGGTAAAGAGTCATTGATAAATTCACTTGTTCCACAACATATGGTATTTCATCATAATGGAAATTTATTATCTATGGAAATACAGTTTTTTTATAGAAGAGTAACTCAAATAACGAAACTATTATTATTACAATCGTGAAATACATAATTTATATACTGAATTTATTTGAAATCATTATATAAATTACTAAACCCTGTGCCACCTAATATTCGAAATACAATGTAAAAATTAATATGATACCTTTGATGACTTTACACATTATTGGTATTTGATGGGCGTTTAACAAGACATCGTCCTACACAAAAAATAAAAAAAACACTACCGATGATAATAAATACTACGTAAGCTATTGCCATATATTATAAATTAAGATTTTGAATTATACTAATAACGATGAGTATTCAAGTTATTATACTAATAACGATGAGTATTCAAGTTATTATACTAATAACGATGAGTATTCAAGTTATTATACTAATAACGATGAGTATTCAAGTTATTACAATAATGGCTG